GGTCGTTTTGAAGCACCACTGTGGACAACAGTGAAGGCAGTTGCTGTTTCTGAGCTAAGTCGCGTAAGACCATTGCCGGTAAGAAACTGCAGGATGCTAGGTGAGTCCCCTGCTTCAAGGGGTTGCTCCGATAGAAAGCCCAGGTCATCCAGCCATATAACTCGGGCACCCTCAGCATGGGTACTTTGTGTAGTGTTGAGCAGCGCGCGGCGGACGGAGGTTAGGGTGTAGGTAGTACCCGACTGAGTGTAGCTATCAAAAGAGAATAGCTCTTGGCCGATCATAAATAGGTTTTGGCCCTCACGCATTTCTGTACCGGATGCATTGCTGCTAAAGCTGTCGGGCATGGTTACAGTAGCAACATCAAAGGCCGTAATTGTTCCAGTGGAAAAGCCGTCCAATAGGCTGATGCCGGTCTGAAGTGTACCCGTTAGTGGGAACGGCCGATCAGTATAGGCAGTTAGGTTATAGTCAAGGTAGCCCCGAACTGCTGCAGTGTCACCGCCGGGCGAGATGGGCAACATAAGTAGATAGGATGGGGTGCCCACAGTTGTTCGGCTGATACCCGCTTGATCCAGCAGAAAGAGGGGAGCGTCCATCACGTGATACTCTGTAACTTGAAGAGGGTCGTCAATAAGTGTGGGTGACGAGTAGCTCTCCGGCTCACCGAAGGTCGTGTAAACATCGCCATAAGGATCGCGGACGCATTCCACACGGATGGTCGGGTCGTTGTTGTCACCACCTCGAACCTTCTTAACCCTCATGACCATCTGATCAATGCCATAATCGGGCCATGTCCAGATAAATACGCCGCCGGGTAGAAGGGAGTGCGCGTGGCGGTTAAATGTGAGGGTAGCGGATGCTGCGGGCTTGGAAAGTTGATTAAGCTCACGGCCAGCAATCTTATTAGCAAGTCGCTTCTTTTTAACGAAGGGCATGGCAAGAGTGGTGGTCTTGAGTTGACCTGTAATATTGGCCACTGCTAAATCTTGATCAACCGCTGTAGTATCAGCGTAGTCCTTGTTCTCATTTTTGAAGCTGATCTTAACCTGACTAACAAGGCCATCCCAAAGCGTTTGGCTAAAGACTTCCACCTTTTTAATTTCGCCAACGCTAAAGGTCGGTATCGCGCTAATGTCATAGTCTTTACGCATAGGCTTTAGGATAATCTTGTTGGTGTAAGGGTTCACAGTCATGATGGTGTCAACTTGACGTAGCATCTCCTGGATAAATGCGCCGCCCTCCTTGCTGCGGTATACACCGCCCGCTGCACCATTACGCTCGTCGGTGTAAACTTCGGCGGCTTCGATAAAGCTGTCTTCATCAATGTAGTCAGGGTTCATGCCCAGTCCAGCCCATTCGTCGGTCATTGCCGCATAGAGAGCCTCCGCCACATTAACGGTGGTGGTGTCGACTCGCTGATTAGTTTGGGCAGTATCGAGTGAACTAGTAAAACGAGACATGACGAACTTGATGGGCCGTAGCTGAGCCGACTCCCCAATGAAGCAATTCTCGAAGACTATGTGAGAAACGCCTTTATATTTAGTGAGCAGGCCTTGGCTTTCTTCGAGGCCGTCGATATGCGCGTTCTTGGCTTGACCATAAGTACCCGGGTAGAAGCGGGCAATACCCACAAATCCACCACCAGCCTCGTCGCCACCAAACAGCTCGGGCTTGTCGATAGTTATAATGTCGTTCGGGCTAACCACGTCGCCTTCCCATACCACTTCATCATCTATGATAATCTGGTGAAGTGTACAGCCATCATCGCCACCAATGCATAAGCCCAAGTCAATAGTGATGAAGTACTTGTAGTGGGTGGTTACAGTCTTTCTTGAGAAGATGCCCGTTCTAACACGTTTAGTCTGGGGCTCAATAGAAAAGTTACCCACGAAGAGAGTGTTGGGTGACTTGATTTGATCTTTACCGATTAGGTAGGTGATCGGTGAGTCTTCAGATGCTTTGGGGAATGAGTCCTCTTCGAACTCACCCGCACGTGCGTCTTCAACTTTGATGGGCGGTATCAGCAGAGCAAAGATTAGCGCTGCCGCCACCATTAGGAATAGGTAGCCGAGGATCATCGTAAGGTCCCTCCAAACGGGTTCTTGGATGGGATGAGGTTAAAGCCCCCATACTCATCGAGGTTATTAAACTTATCACGGCAGGTTACAGCTGTATGGTCACAGCCTTGATAAAGCGTGATACTCTGGCCGGGTTCTGCATAAGCAAAAGGTAACTTGAGTCGAACAACGTCTCCATCGTGTGAGCGAATGGTTCTGCGTTCACCCGTGGAGTTATTGACAACCTCACCACCAACTCCTTCCTTCACTGTCCAGGGCAAAGTAGCTACACGTATGCGACTTCCCGTGATGCTGGTGATAGTGGTCGAGTGGTCATAGTCAGCGCGGTTAATGCCGCACCTTGCATCATAGAGTAGGTGGTTGCAGGGCGACTGCCATCTTCGAGCTGGGAAGCTAGTACCCAATGCTGCCGAGAAGGCGCTTGGGATTTGCAGTGAAGCCATGCGACCTTTTACAGTCCAGACACCACCTTTACCAGTCCATAGTATACGGAAAGCTGCATCAACGTCACTTGCGTGGCCGCGGTGTAGTGTAAAGGTAAGCTCCGGCGGCACATCACTAAAGGCATACTCCCGAGCAACAGCCACACTGAACGGTAGATCAATCTCAAGAGCGCCGGAGGATGAGCCGCCGACTGCGGTGCTGTCAGTGTTCTTTCTTTGTAGACCAGGTGTGGAGGTATAGACTTGACCGTTGAAGGTGTAGTCCTCTGCATAGCTTGTTAGATAGTGGTTGTTGAATGTACCTTCAAAGGTGAACAACTCCACAGCAAAGCCACCTTGGACAGACTCTTCATTTGCTTCATAACTCATTGGGGTATCCCTATTACTGAGAAGTTAATGTAGGCGCGATTTCCCTTATGGTCAATGGTGACCTTATCCCCGGCCATGCGGACCTTATGCATAAAGCTAACGCGGGCAATGGGCTCATCGCTAATATTAACGGGCAATGCGGAGGAAAGTGTTAGGACGTCATACGCACCTTGAGCGATGGACGAGACAATAGTCCGGTATAGCTTAGTGCCATCCGTTTGTGTAATCTCCACTTGGGACCAGATAACGTCGTCCTTATAAGTTGAAGTATAAAGGTGGTCGAGTACCTCAATAGCGCCAGCACCGTCAAAGGGCTGATTGATAACCCGTAGATCAGACTGGCTTGTTGGTAGATAGAAGTGCTGATGGGAACCAGCTACAGTGTCCAAGAAGTTCATCCACCAGTTAAAGGTAGCCATGCTTTTCTTGTTGGGTATCATAAAGCGAACAGCCCGATCTATCCGTGGATTATCCCATGCCGACACTCTCTTCTGAGAACCGAAGTTAGTGGTGAAGTCTTCGAACTCATATGGGTAGCTCTCCTTCATATCCGCCAGCACTTTTTCCTGGACAACAATGGCACCATTAAACAGCACGGGTGATATGGTTGCTGAGGTTTTTAGTAGCTTGCGGCTTCGACCCACTTCTTCACCTTTAAGAGTAAGGCTACCTGTAACAGTCTGCATGGATTGGGTGGGCTTGTCAAGGTAAACCTCTCTGAGGGGACAGATCATCAAACCCTTCTTGGCTGTAACTGTTAGGGCTGTTTCAACTATACAACCATCAGCAGTGAATGACTTAACTACATTGGTGATTGGTGAGATACCCTCTGAGAGGCTGGTGATATAGAGACTATCGCCCACAGACAATTGGGTGTAGTCCGGGTTAAAGTAAAGCCTATCCGTGTCGGACAGGGCATCACGTGTAAGGAATGTCTGATACTGAAAGTGGGGGGTGGACATGCTAGTGACAAGACCCTTACGAATAACCTTGGCAAACTCTCGGTAGTCATCCTCATCAGTTTCGTAGTTCATGGAGATGGACTTCTTTGAAGAAGGCATCAGGCGGATACGCTGCTCAGAGCCGTCAAAGGACTGGATAATCTTTGTAACCCATGACCAGGTTTCTGTGATCGAGCTCGGGGCAACAGGCGCTTCAAGGAGTACCTCACCCATAACGTATAGTGTGGCTAAGCCCTGCGTAAAGTCGAAGACGATCTGAGCATCAATGGATGAAGGACCCGGTGAAAGCTGGATATTGTGGAGTCTCCATTCAAAGTCGCGTATGCCTACACCAGTTAGTAGATCAGTTGTCAGGACGTCGCTGTTCAGTACAGTGGAGTCAATGAGCACGTCGGGATTGGGAAAGGTGTTCCAGATGTTAAAGCCTATGTCGGCGTTAAGCGGTGGGTTGCTGAGGTCCAGTGGGTTCTTGACAAGGACAAAGCGGTAATGGTAAGACCGATGCTGACTGTCACCCAAGTGACCCGTTGTTGACAGGAACTCTGTAGTGTCAGCGGCGGAAGCTGTAAAGGCAACAGCCGCTGAGTTAAAGGATGCGCCGGCAGAGGGGGGTATAACGTGGAAGACTGAGTCGATACCAATGAAGACATCATTACCAGCTAAAGAGCCCCCCTCCATACCAGCAGCAAGGCCATCAGCGGAAGTTTGTAGATAAGCCATAGTTAAGCTACCTTCTTATAGGCCATACCTGAGGGACCAGATAAAGGTACCCGCGGTAGGTCGATGGAGTTAACGTACTCAGTCTTTCTAAGTAGTGGAAAGCACATCCATTCATCTGAGCCAATAGCCACAATGCTGGTGGCCTCAAGGAGGTCAATGCGGATGGTCTTAACATTGGGGAACTCACCCAGCATACAGAAGTCAGCAGTCTCGCTATTCTGATTTCCGGTAGACAGGATAAAGGGTAAGCTACCCATTGAGCTAAAGCCCGTTGTGGGGTGCTGAAGAGAAGTCCAACCCACAGATCCCGGTGAAGCCCATGCTGTGCTGGCTAGGGTGTGTGACCATTGATCGTCGCTGGCGTCGGCGCCCGGTCGTGGTAGTACGGTTTGCACCATCCATTCACCATCAACTGTTGTAGAACCTCGAGGAGGCCAAGCTGCGTCATTGGGCAGTGGAAAGCCAGAGCCACCTGACTGGGTGAAGCAGTAGTTAACGCTGGAGTCACCAATTGTGGAGTACCTTACAGTGGCTGCCTGCTCGATCCCACCCATAAAGTAGCCGGACATGCTAAGAGCATTATGAGGGTAAGCGCCGAGTAGACCCACAGGTGATACCTCCGCAACGCGAGAGAAAGGCGTCATTAGGCTAGCAGTGGCATAAACAACACCGTGGTGAGACATACCCATCTTATTTAACTCACCCCCTGAGAAGTGATACCAATAAGAGCGGGCGCCGAACACCACACGAAAGGCCACATGGAAGTGAAGGGAAACAGTTGGGTCGGAGAAGAAGTGGTACTCTTCCACATCGGTGTTCATGGGATAACAATCTGAAGACTTAAGACCCAGCGGCAGTACAGCACTATCGCCCACATTAAGTCGGACTAAGGTACCGCTAACTTCAGTAGTACCCAAGCTTAGCTCATCATACTTGGTGGACTGGTAGTTGTCCTCAAGAACGGGCATGACAATATTATCGCCACCATCGGGTGACAGCGGGAAGTATGTGGCGTCTAGTGTACCTACCAGGCTAGAGCCAGTGGCACCCAGTGTACGAGGCATCCAGGATTTGGCAGTTTTCCACACAACACCATCATCTGAATACTCGAGAGCCACAAAGCGATAGTTAGTGGAAGCTGAGAATTGAGTGATGGCCTGAGTAACGCCTGCACCGAAGTCCATGATAAGTCGAGTCTCCTGAGACCCCGTATAGTCCCAACCGGAGAGAGTGATCGCGTTAGCTGGCGTACCTCCCGTTGCAGACCAGGCGTCAATGGTGTTGGTAACATCAGTGTAAGAACCGCCGCTACCAGTGAACACCAATAAGCTGCTCACGCTAGTTACGCCAGCGTCCAAGGAGTAGCCAAGCAAACTCCAATACCGATGGGCGCCGGGTGTTCGCGTGGTCCAGCCATCAGTTATAAGAAAAGTCGCCAAGCCGTTAAGCATGGTTTGTAGTGTTCCACTACCTGTTTGATAAGTCATAGTTTACTCCTGGATAGCGATCCAATTGCTTCCGGCGCGGCGAAGGCGGTTCGGAAAGATGCGGTGGGTGGCGGCGTTGATGGTGGCGGTAGTTACAGGTGTAAGTACACCCGCACCCGGAATACCCACAACACCTTGAAGGGTTCCATAGGCGCC